CAAAACCTTCTCACAATCCTCGTAAGTAGCAACGTCAAAAATCTCGTCAGCAGTCTTAATGCTTTCCAGAAGAGTGTTGACTTCTTCTTCCGTCTTCGCTAAAGGTGAGGTGCGACGCATCGGGCGAACATCAGTCGTCGGGAAGGACTGACCAGACTTCTTGCCATAATCAATACGGATGTCGGTGCCCTTCTCGGTGTCGGTGATGTCCCCGTACTCGGGATCAAGAACTACATCAAGCAGTGCTTGGTAGGTGGTGCGGGAAAAGCCCCACCAACGAACGCCCTTGTCCTCTTCGCCACGAACGACGATGGGAGCGAAGATACGCATCTTAGGCCAAAAGCGTTTGGCTGCTTCCTTAGAGCCGTCGGTGCCTTCATTCCACAGGCGGGTTCCCCACTCTGCGATAGGGTCGGCACCACCATTGGTCCGAGGACTAAGAACAGTGGTCTTTCCTTCTGCGCCCATGCCATAGTGGTAATAGGCTTCAAAGAAAGGGTCGCCGTCTGGCGGACAGACCAAGCGAATTTGGTGCGTACCCTCTTCAGGCTTCCAAAAGTTATCCGAAGAGTCTCCGCCTCGGTTGGTGAGAGCAGCGTGCTTTTGCCGCATCTTTGCAAGATCAATACCCATTGTATTCTCCTTTACTGGTTAGTTGACCGTGATCTACTATACCATATCAGGAGAGGGTGTATAGTTAATTTTCTTCGGGCGGCTCTTCTATTTTAAAAATCTTAACAACTTCAATAGGATTAACGCTTAAATTAGAGGACTGAGTAAGTAGAAGAGAGTTTCTATACGGCTCCCAATCTACGGGTAAGTCCTTACCTTTTTTCCCATCATGCTGTTGAGCCACTGCTGCATTTAAAGCATTAATAGTATAAAGGGTGTTTGTTTGTTTTTTCCGGTGTATCCTAATTGTGTATAAGCGGGAATTAAATGGTTGCCCCTTTTTAGGAACAGTATTATATGTCAATATCTTTTTCTCAGGATTATCTTTTTGTTGTAGCAAAAAAATATAGTTATTAGTAAGCTCTAAGTTATTAACTATATACTCAACCTCAGACATCAAAATATCTGGGTCTTCTGTGACCATAAACGAGGCTACTAAAATTCCTTTTCTATTTGGCTTCAACCTCTTGTTCTCCTTTTAGTGGTATCAGCTATAAATAGGTTGAATATTTTGTTTTAGCTTGTCGCAAACTGCTGTATTTTTTGAGAGAAAACACAACACAAAACCATTAGTTGCTCAAAAGATGTTTCATACACAGAAAAACTTGTGGATTGATCACTTGTCTTGAACCCTTTTATGTGATTTTTTATTTGTTTCATAAGCGATCCGTCACTGTTTAAAAGATTGGTGGGGACACCATAAAAAAAGTGAAAATCAGTAATATGAGACATCGGAAACAGTAAGTTAACTTCTCTTTCCTCAGAATCTAAATTAGATACACCAAAAGTCGCTATCCTACAATGGTCAGGGGGCTCTATTTTGGAAGATACCACAGGATCACTGTGGTTGAAGTAGTTTATCATCGCAACAACATAAGATATAAAGTAAGAAATATTTTGCTCATAATTTTGCACTGACACATCGCCCATCAAATCTTCAACAAGATTTTTATCCACCAAGAATATACGCTGAAAAACTCCACTTCTAGCAAGTTCTTGGAAAATATTGAAAGCAATTTTGTCATCTCTTTTTTGGATCTCTGAAATCATTGTTCTATCAGGACACACATAAAGTATGTGGATGTTGCTATCTTTAATAGTTTCTAAAATTTTTAGTGTTGCACCTGAAATGGGGTCTCCACCCTCAACTATAAGCAGCACATCCTCGCCCGACTTAATACTACGCAGATAGATTTCCACTTCTGTAGCATCAATAGTTTTTTCGTACGCCTCCATGTTTTCCTGTATTCCTACAGATAGGGTGGCTCTTTCAGAACTCTTAGCCAGAATTTTATAAATCCTGTATTCCGGATGTTCTGAGAGTTCTTCTGCTATCCGACAGCCAAGTTTTCCTAATCCAATTATTTTATCCATCTTGATATCTCTCTAGGGTGCCCAGGGTCTTTCCTTTTTTTATACTTATATCAAACATTCCAAAATTAGTTGAAGACATTAAATGAGACAGCGGTTTAATATATTTCATATCTTCCTCGCACATATCCAATACTATAGAATCATGGACTATAAAAGACAGAAAAGATTTTGTATTTTTGAGACGTAGAAAATATTCTACTTTCAATGCTTGCTTCAGGGCGAGTTCAGCAGCAGTGGATTGAACTAAATAATTAAGAGCATGATGCGGTGTTACATCATGAATTATTTTCCCATAAGGAGATGTAACAACACCATCTTGATAATGCTTGTTCAAAATTTTTTGGCGGTCATAATAGTCCTCAAGTTTTTTTATTGCTTTTAGATTAGTGTGGTTGCGAGAGCCATAAAGCCAAGCAAAAAAAGCAATTTTACTTTCATCTCTGGTGGAAAGGTGAGTAAACACATTATCTAGGTGAAAGTCGTGGATATCTCCTACAGGTTGTTTTTTTTGCAAAAGACCTAATAGTGTTCGTACCTCTGCTCCGTTGAAATCAATTTCTATAAAAAAATCATTTATAGGATTTATTGCGGAGCGCAAACTCTTATGAAGTGTTAGGATTGGGAACGAGTCGCTAGAAGTCGTGAGACGTCCTGTCTTTGTCCCAAATTGATTATACAAAACCCGCCGAGGTGTATTCTTTATCTTATCTATTTGTCTAGATACTTTTGCAGTTCGTAGGCTATTTAATTTTCGTACGTCTACTTTTATATCCCTTTGTGCTATATCTCCAAGCATCTCGCAAACAGCATGATAAAAAGCATACCGCAATGGACGGCGCACCTTCTCAAAGACGTGAAAAGTAATATCGTTTTTAACTCGGCAATAGTCTAATAAAAATCTATCAGGCACCAAATTAAAAAAACAATTCTCATGCAGATTGACTTTACTAATTTTTAAAGACCGCTTGAATGACTGCATTTGTTTAACACAATCAGACCAATCGTCCTGTAAATATTCAGGAAGCACTGAATTTATATTTCTTCCTTCTAAATATAGATTTGCATATTCTGCTCCTGTATTTCTTAAATAGGAAGAATAGGACCACGTACGTGAAAGCCCTGGTGGTATGTCTTCAAAATCAAAGTACAATTTTCCATCAGCGTATATTCCTACACATTCTGATTTATCATCCAAAGTTTGAAAGAGCATCAATACCTCGTAATCGTAGGGGAACTTGTTGGGTCTATATTATCAGATAAACGATACAAGTTTAAGAACTCTTGTACTAATGGTCCAAGAAAATTATCTTGAATTAGGCGTAGAGTTTGGATGTACCTTGTCTCAAGACTGCCAGTTGAAAAGTCATAAACATTTGTGGCTTCTCTTAGGTTTATCCTGTCTTGATCAAGGGAATAGTTTTTACGTCTTTCAGATGTTCTAATATTATAAAAAGTTTTATAAGACCAACGATGTCCATACTCAGAAGAAGTTCCGGCGATTGTTGAAGTGGTAATCGGCTTCCTTTCTATGTTGATTGTTTGGCCACGAGGACAGTCCGAAGATGGAGGCACGTATCTACTCGTGGTCGGATACGCCTCCACATAGGAATTATAAATTTTAAGAAAATAGGGAGAAAGATATTCCATATCAGTCTTCCATGTCTCTTCAAAGGCAGCATTAAAAATTATGGCTGAAGCTTCTTGTTGTGTGGTTGCCTCACGCAGTTGTTGGTAAATTATATACCCTGGTTGTAGTTCGCCCTCTTGGTCAATAAAAGCGCTAATATGCCGACGTACATCCTGAAATCCTGGTATTTGAGAGTACCCAAAGAAATCAGGAATATAATTAGGATTATTTCTCATCACCTTTCGGCATTCGTCTAATTTGTTTTTGAAGTCGCCTTCTATGCCCACAATGGGAACACCCCTCATATATTCTTGCATAGCCACACTTGACAAGTCAGCTACAAGTCGCCAAGGTATATTACGATCTATGAGGAACCCGTATTGAGAAGCTATCTGGGAAACAAGATTAAAATTTTCATCTCCATATTTTTGAATCTTCAACAGGTCTTGATCGTAAGGATCGCTACCTACTTCTATAACCAACCCAGAAACCATCGGAGTTGCAAAAGCACCCTCCACAAATCCCGAACGAGTTATAATCCCAGCAGCACTTAGTATATCATTATAAAACTCTGAGAATATATCCAAGAAGTCATTAAAGTTTGCAATGCGACTATCATTAGTGTGGCGAAACATAAAAGAATCTGTGAAAACAGGAAAAACTGCTTCCTTCATATATGTGTCATATTCAAAGTTCACACTTACATAAGCTTTATGAATCTCAGGTGCTGCCCATGGGCTATCTTGCAAAAGCACCCCATCAGCAGATAATTTTCTCAAACGCTCGCCCAGATCTCTCCACGCATCACTCACAAAATTAAGGGCAAAGAAGTTTTTACCCTCAGTGGTCATTTTTAAAGGCTTCAGAAATCTGCCCAACGGAAGCACAGCGTTACCAGCAGTATTTATTTTTCCATAGAATCTATCTTTGCCCCAAGTATCAGCCATGTTTTTGATTAGACCATCTGGAAATATCTCTGTGACATATTTTTTTCGCTCCTTAAAAATACTAAGGGAATCTAGTTCGTTAGAGCCATTGCTAAAATCGTCTGGAGTTCGGGTGAGTGGCGTAGAAAATGTCATTAATCTTTCTCCTAAGTATCGCTCGCTTTAGGACTTGGATTTACTCGGGGTCGTTCAAAAATACAGTCAACAGTAGTTTCAAAAAACCCTGGACGTATCGTGTTTGAAGATTTATAAACCCGATAGTAGCCACCCAATTTGAGACTGTCTGCCACAGCGGTACCTACACCATAGTCAGCGTTAACATATATCATGCTTCCATTTCGGAGCAGCGCATTACCAAACATTCTCAAACTTACATCCATAGGGAGTATGAGAACCCCAGCTTTAGAAGCTCCCGTGTTTATTTTTTCAATGTTCATCGCTCGTAGATGAGGCATTTGTTTTTGAGAAAAGTTAAATTCTTTAACTATTCCTCTATCCGTTCCTAAAATAAAGTGATAAATCCCATCCTTCTCATCAGTGATGCGATTACCGGAACGAAGGTCGTTAACTTGTTCAGCGTGTATTAAAATTAAAGTTATTAACTTATCATTAAATCCAGCTTTAGCGGCTTTTTGAGAGGCTTTTTGAACTTCTTTGGCCAACCAGTCGCCAGCTACCCTGGGGGATGTGGTTAGTGCGCTATTGTTGTCCATTAGTTTTTGGGAAACTGTATAATTAGTGTAAGCTGCTGCGAGCTTAGTGTTGACAGGAGAACACAACTCATTTAAAATAGGATTAACTAGATCATTTATAATGTCATCCAAGAATCTCCTGAATGGGTACACATCAATATCTAACGATATAACATGATCAAAAAACCACTGTCCAAAATAATCTAAGGCGATCGGTAACTCGGCCAACGAAACTATATCGCCGTCCTTGAACCCTCTCATCCTTGCCTCTCGGGGTGAAAAACTGCCTAATATTAGTTGAGTTGTCGGCGGTATCATGGCGCTATCGCTTGCTGTTTGTATAATATCTCCAAGGCGGGTAAAAATAATAGTTCTATCAGTTGCGGCTGCGGCAGACGGATAACGGTTTGTGTCGTTAGCTTGCGGGTTTAAGACTCCTATTCTGTTTTCATCGCCGTCCAAGTATTCTTGAGCGGTTACTCCCGCTATCTTTGCTTGGTCAATAGCGTCTGCTAAGTCGTTTAAAGTCTTGAACGCCAAGACAGAGGCACCAGTTTGTGTATTACCTTGGATTCTTCTAGCTACCGTTCCTGCGGCAAATGGCTTAAGTTTGAGGTACTTAGGTGGAGCTACCCTTTGATTAGTCACGGGAGCAATATCTTTAAGCTCGGCAACAGCCTCCCAGCACCTGCCAGAGAGTATTAGTTTATTCAAAAACTCTTTATACTTATTTGCCTGAGCGGAAGCTAAATAGTCGTCATATGCAGCCAAAGCGGCTTCTTCATATTTTTTAAATTTGCGGATTTCTTTGTGCTGAACTGGTCCGGGATTTCTATTGTTGCCATATTTTAAGGCTAAGAACTCATTATACTCAGCCAAGTATTCCACTTCAGCAAGAACATACTCCCCACGAACAGACCAAACATCTATACCGTTAACGGTTTGCGTGCGACTTGTCTCAATGGCAGACTTTAGGCTGCTGTGTAAGTATCCCCCTGGCATATAGTTATCTAATTTTCCATTTCCACCAAAGAAGCCACGACCAGTGGGTACGAACCCCGATCTTAATCCACGATTTGGATCACCATGATCTGCCAAAATATCTGCTTTGGGGCTTACAATAAACGCATCACTACTAGCGATATATTCTAGCGTTACTTCTACTGATCCGTTTTGATTAAAATTTATATCATATTGAGTGAGGTTGAGCAGAAGTGTCTTTTGAGAATCTTCAACAGCCTTATAAAAAGCATCGGCTTTTCTCTTGTCATCAAACAATTCATATATTTTTTGCTTATTATTTTCAGGAGCGGCCCAACCTACGATTACCTTAAGTTGTCGGGCATCTCGCCTCATTGTAGCGGTTTTTCTTAGATTCTTATATTTTCGGTTGTTGCCCTGAGCCAATTGATCTAGTACCTTTTTTCGGTCTTTAAGCTCTTTCTCTATTCTTTGAAGTTTTTGCCTGTGGCTTTCGTTGCTACTACCAGAAGAAGCGGGGTCAACTCTACCGCTAGTGAATAAAAAATCCAAATAATATTGATTTGTTAATTCTATTAAGGATCCAAAATACATTACCAATTTAGCTTTGACAATTTTATCACCCTCATGTTTATTATCAAACGTCCACGTAAATTCTTTTAAACCAACGTTCCATCCTTCAGATGGATGTAAGTTGCCTGCGTTTGGGTTCAACATCTCCCCTGAATTTCTTGCATTTTGAAGTTGAGTCATTCTTTCGCCCTTGACATAATCACTAAAAATGATTTTACGGTCTGTGGGCACCGGGGTCTGTTGTGGATCTGGAGAAACATTACTACGAATGTAAAAATCTAACCGTGGCTGTAATTGTGATAATTGGGCTGGTGTTGCATGAACAAATTCAGCAGGAGGACTTAGGTCTGTAGTTAAAGCATTAACTAAACGATCTGGTTTACCAGCATAAACAATCGTTTGTTGAGTTGGTTCGGGTCGTCCATTTATTTTAAACCCTTTTAGTCCAAACCCAGCAGCAACTGAACTCATGCGTAAAACATCTGGCAAATTATTCACCAATAAACACTGGGCGTTTTGCCTGGCTAGTTCTGCTTTTTCAGAAGCTGTTAAAGTCATTTATCATATCCCATAGTAGCTTAAAATTAAATCTAAAGGAAGTGGTGCATATACAACCATACCGGGTTTAAAATGGGCTGGTGTAGGGAGTTTATTATACAAACAAATCAGCCACCAGTATTCTGGACTACCGTAGATCTCCTCAGCAATCACTGGTAATCTTTTTGTTGAATCCCATGTAATTGATATGGGATTTAAAGTACTCTGCTGCTCATTTGTTAAAGGTCTAAACCTACCCGTGTCAAATTGATTTACTTGTTTTATTCCTCTTTTTAAGAAAAATTCTTTTTCATACTCTTTACGATCGTTTAAGAAAATATTCCTACTGGTCATTCTACTATAAGCCATAATTTATTTTCCTCCAAAAGAAAACTTTGCGCCACTACTTGATTGAAGCATGTTGACTGCGGTATTAAAATCTTTCTGACTTATGCTCTGCAAAGCGTATGTTCGTCCACTCGCAGTTGAAAGATTATATCCGGTTTTCATAGGTTGTAAAAATTTTGTCAGAGTGGCAGTACTAACTCCAGATGCGTTAATAAGGGCTATGTTTCTCTTGCGTCGGGCGCTATTTGGTTTCCCATAGCTTTCTAAGCGGGCTCGTTCAGCAGCAGCAGCACGCTGGCGTGCTCTAGTAGCAGCCACACCTTTCATTTTTTCTGAAAAATCCATCCCATGAACAGTATAAGGCAAATGTACTTTTTCTCCCATGGCGAAAGGAAAGTGTCCCTTTCTGTTCCGGAAAACAAAACCAGGTCTGCCACCATGAGTATGCCCCATAGTGAAACCTAAAGAGTGTTCGTGTAATACTGTTAATTCAAAATTTAAATCATATGCTTTATAAAGAATTTCTGGACCGTCTAGTTTTATGCCTGTTTTAGTGTCTCCTTGTGCTGCAAAAACACCAGCTTCCATATTGGGAGTGACTGTAATTCCTGTAGTAATGTACCCCAACAGTCCCTTAGAGGGGTTGTCAGTGTTAGATATTAGGTTCGCATACTTTATTCTCACCAACGGACCCATGTTCAAAGTAGTTCCAACTCCTTGAGGAGCGCCGGCTCCGCCATCGGTATAGGTCGGATATAAAAAACTTAGTAAAGAATTTATTCTGCTTAGATTGTTTACTGCTTGACGGCGTGAATATGCTGGGACTGTGAATCCTAGAGTGGCGACTCTCTTTGTGGATTCAAAGGTGGCAATCGGATCCATCCGCCCAAAAACCGTCTCCTCTGTCCAGGTGCTCGTAAAAGCATCACTCTGATCCGTAACAAAAGCAGAAAACTCTACTTCCCTTTTTGTGGGAACATGTTCAACGTGGATAACAAACCCTTTGTTGTAAAGGTTTTCCTCACCTAGATCAAACTGTTTAACATCTGATGTGTCCCTCTTTGGGTTTTTTAAATTCCCAAATTCTTGAGCATTTATTAACCATCTGCTTTTAGGCTTATCTGACATTATCTAACCCTCATTACATCCATTTCATCGTTGACAATATCTATAACATATTTTTGCATTTCAGTGTTATTAAGCTGAAATGTTATTGGAATCTTCATGGCTCTAGGTGGTGGGGATACCGCAGATGTCCCTTGGGCTCCTTCTCCAGGTCCGCCACGAACACTAGCCAATGCCATTAGCGCAACAGCATTAGTTGCGTCCAATTCTGTTGATACCTGTATAACCTTTTCTAAGGACTGGAGAGCTTCCACAGATCCTTTTAATTTTTCCATGCCATCGGCGGCGGCACCAATAGATCCCAAGAGAGCAGTAAGAGCCGGAGCATTATCATAATCTATATTAAAAAGCTCCTTTAGAGCGCTTCCTATAGCTGTGATTCCCAGAGCAACCTTGCCCAGTGCCATCAAACCCATATTTGCAAAAGTAGAAACTAAAGTGTTGATTGATCCAAAAACGCCCGCTACAGATCCCATTATTGTGGTAACAACCGTTCCAACCGCAGTAACAATTTTAGTGATACCACCAGAAGCAAATTCCACTGCTTTGCCCATCATCACCATTGCTGCGCCTAGAGCTAGAATCGCCGCAACGCCGGGCCATCCTACAGTACCTAATTTAATCAACGCTGGGATTAAGAAATACAGACCAGCAGAAAAAGCAACAATTCCAAGCACAGCATAAGGAGCAGCGTCACCAAGACCCTTGAAGGAAGATACTAAATTACCTACACCTGTAGCAGCAAGAAAAATACCAGCGCCAATCGCTGTAATCACCAGAGCCATTCCTGCAAGTTGTGGAAAACTTGCTGCTGCTGCCGAACCAGCATTTTTAGTCCCAGCAGCCATTTTATCGGCACCTTGTCCAACTTTGCTAAAATAATTCCCCATCTTGTCACCTAGTCCAGTCAAGAACTCAGACCTAGAGGCTAGGGCTCCAATGCCTTTGATTAGCAATGGCATTCCCCCAACAAGTTTTGTTATAGCAACACCCAACAAAATAAATTTAGGTATGGTAGAGCCAGCAATATATTTAGTAACTGTTCTTAATCCAGATATTACAGGACCAAGAATTAGCATCATTTCTTGAAATAGGTTATTCAAGTCTTGTTGAATCGTGGTTACAGCTTTGGCTCGCTCTGCTAATGTTTTTTGTTCCCGTTGGTATTTTCTTAGTTGTACTGGGTCGCCAAAAATACGGGAAGCCATATCAACGTCTACACCCATCACTTCTGCAATGGCTTGTTTCTGACGACGGGACATGTCTTCAAAATTCTCTCCACGCATTTTAAATTCTCGCTGGAGGATTTTAATCCTATCTTCATGAGATGCATTCATTAGTTCAACAGAGTTTAACTGTAACCCAATTTGAGCGTTCAATTTGCCCGCTAATTCAGCAGCAGTTTCAAAGGTGTCAAAAGCCTCTGCGATATCAAATGCTTCTTGAATAGTGATACCCATAGAACGAGCCTGTTTAGTAAGTTCTCCAAAAACTTTAGTTCCTTGTTTACCAAAGCGGGCGAGTTGGGGTGATATCTGATTAAACCCATCAATCACTTCGGTAACAGGAAGACCCACTTTTTGGGCTAATTGGTCAAAACTTTGAGCAGCATTTGCGGCTGCACCAACAGACATCCCCATACCCCTAGTAAGAACATCTAACGCTTGACCAGTCGTCTCACTGCTGACACCAAGCCTCTCAAGTGCCAATGTGGTAGTAGTAAGTTGTTTCCTTTGTTCTGCACCAAGAGTATTAAACAACGTCATGTTTGTTGACAAACCACCAATTGCGCTAGCAGCCTCTGCTACTGATACTGAGAAGTCGCTAGTGGCTTTGGCAGATTCTGTTATATCTTTGTTAAAGGAATCAACAAAACCTGTGGCTTTTCCTAGTCCCGTAGTTGCCTCATCTAAATCATTAACAAGCTTAAAGACCGCACTAGTAAAACCAGTTAGCGATGTGGCTGCCATGTTTTGAGAGCCAACTAGTCCATCTAGCGCAACCTTGCCGGCTGCAAACAGATTATTGAGGGCTTCTTGTTGTTTTTCTGCCTCTTCTGCTTTAAGCCTATAAGCATCTAGTTTAACCTGAAGCTCATTTGTAGCCGTAGCTAACTCCCGCTCTTTTTGAAGAGCAGCTTCGGAAACCGGAATTCCCTTTTCTCGTGCATCCTTTATTTTATCTTGAAGCTGGGTAAGTTCTGATAAAAGTTTTGCTTGCTTGGCAAACTCTTTGTTCACTAACGCTTCAGCATTGGCTACTTTTGCTGCTTCTTCTGGGCTCGGTCCCTTGCCGTTACCACTGCCATTGCCGTTACCATTTCCGTTGGCCATCTACGAACCTCCTCGTTAGTGTCCTCGGATAGGCCAATTAATCTTTGCTTCTCGCTCAAATTTACGGATGGCTAAATCCAGCTTGCCTTTTTGTTGATACGTCATCGGATTATCCAGTCCGTATTTTTTGATATAATTCATATAACGCTTCTCATTAACCAGCGCATCAGTGAAGGCAGAAATTTCTATTCTATTTCCTCGTACTTTTACTGGAACTTTCCGTCCCTTGAACATTTTAGACAAGAGATACTGAATCCATGCCGCAAACACATGAAGGATGTTCTCATTTAGTTGTCCTTTTCTGGCTGCGCCGAGATCAAACACTAACTCTGCCATCTGATCTTCTGTTAATTTTTGCACCGGAAGTCTCCTCGTAGTTTACTACTCAGTAAATAGGTTGCTAAACAAGTTTTAGTTAACGTCTTCGTCCTTTAGGAGTGGTTTTTGCTTTACGGTTTGCTTCCTTGAGTTGTTCCGCCTCTTCTTTCTTTTGTTGAACCAAGCGGTTAATGAACCAACGACGAACTGTTACAGGAAGGTTGTAGGCTTCAAAAAAGCTCCAACCGCCCCAATACTTCATTTGAAAAAATTCTTCGTAAATGCCTAATTTGTAGTCATCGCTTAGGCCATAGAAAGTCAACGGTAAGCGGAACCTCCACGTCCGCTTCATAGCCACATTCGGCACACTCAAAATTTTGCGAAAGGTCTAAATTAGGGGTTGCTGATGCATAAAACGACCGGAGGTAGATAGAATCTCTCGCTGGCATATTTTTAGCAAACCCGTTTATATCCTCTCTATTGGTGCTGCCGTTAACCGATACTATGATTTGGTTAAACATGTCTGTTAGTGTTGAGTTTCCTCGTGTATTTTTACTTCGTTTTTTGTTTCTCTTAAAATCATTAATTTCATCTTGCCCCGTTAGAAACCGACAAGTAACTTCAACACCAGAGAAAGGCAAAGTTAGTTGCAGCCGGTTGTCCTCGGTTAAGGTAGCACCATATTCAACTAATGCCTCCTCAAAATTATTAATTCTGCCGGCTTCAAGATCAAATTCATGACGAGACACAGCAGTGCATGAGGGGCAAGTCACATTAGTAGTATACTCAGGACCATACCCGGTTACTCGTGATGCTACAATCAAAGCGTTCTTGTCCCCAATCAACAAAGTATTGAGCATAATTCTTTTATCTACAATCAGATTCTCTAACATCCGATCTACGGCTAATCCCGCCTTGATCAAAGACTGAGAGGTTAGGATATCCTCCTCTTTTGCAGTCATGTAACGAATCTCTATTGTGCTGCTATTGTGTAAAGGATGCCCCTCGGGATAAAACCTCCCTCCGCTGGGAAGTTGTACCATTTCAGTAGGAGCAGACCAGTGGAAAGCAGGTTCCGGAGATCCTGTTGCCACTGGTGCTGGAGTGTCTGTATCTTGCGGGGTATGGGTTTCGTTACCCGGCATACCCGTGCGATTCTCATTTCTGCTCATTTATGTAACCTTTCTAAGTACTATTTTTAATTTATATTTGGTCAGGAACTATAAGTCCACCGGCAGCATCAGCCACGCCGAGACCACCAGAACCGTTCAGTACTGCCCAATCGTAAGTCAATTCTAGGCTGATTTCCGAGAGGTCGTCCGAACCATAGTCCAAACCACCAAAATCTAAACTTGTAATGAAAGCATTGTGAAGAGCCCACTCTTCTACTGTGCGCCCTTCTGCATTTAGCTGAGAAATAAAGACTGACCCAAGAGCGTTGCTTGCTTTCTCCTTACTAAGAGAAATCAAAGCTTGTGCGGTGGTGTCTGGATACTTATATCCCGAAATACCAAGCCTATTTATAAGAGCGGCTGCTATGTCATCTTCCCCGCCAGGGTCAACCATCGTGACTGTTACTGGGTCCCATGTTACACGACCTGGGTATTTAAACTCGTGATCTAAAAACATATGAGGAACTGTTGTGATGGATACTTTTGGCTTGGTTACTGTCTTAGCGACAAACTGAGGTATCCTGTTTGGGTTGGCGCTTGTTGCTTGCGAGTCACCAATAGTTACAATAAACCTATATTGTCTTTTAGGATCAGGTTTTGCCGAAGACCAAAAAACGTTTGCCATAATTATTTCTCCTGTTTATTATATAGTAAATAATGAAACTTTTTAGTCTTCAAAACTTGCCCCACTGCGACTGACAATAAAGTCAATGGCGAAATACTCGGCTGCTCGTGTGGGCTTGATAAACAGTTTTGCATAAATAATGTTACGATCTATCAAATCTGGAGTTGTTGTAGTTTCATCCAAGATCAGCTTAAAGTCATCAATACCAAACTGCGCCTTTACGCTGGAAAGCAGAGGACCTGCCTGGGACGTAAAATTAGCCCAGGTAGCTGGCACATTCGGACCAAACAATAACCTAGAAGCGATGAACGAAATCTCTCTCTTCAAGAAGATAAGCAGACGACGAACATTAATTCTATCAAGTGCCGAAGCGGTTTGTTGTAAAGTTTTTTGTCCAAAAATCACAATGCCTTCCGCTGGGAACTTGGCAATCGGATTAATGTTTGCCTCATAGAGATCATCACGATCATCGGATGTTAAACGTCGTGTAACATCTAGCACTGGGAGTCCTCCCGCTCCTTCGCTCAATCCTCCACGAGTAAATCCAGCAGGCGCAAACCAAGGGGCTGCCGTCCTATCTGTAGTAGATAATGCACCCAAAGCTGGAACTGAGGGTGGTACCCATAGCGTGCGGTTCGTGTTTGTATCACGAATCATTACCCATGGTGAATACGTCGCACCAAAACTGTTATTAATACTACGACTCTTAAGGTTATCTACTGCCTGCTTAACAGTGAAATTTCTTCTTGTTTCAGCGCTAAGGTTGCTATCTGATTCAGGTAGATAAATAAAAGGTAAATCAATAATAGCGAGAGCATCAGCCCGATCTTGCACTGTCTCTAAGAGATAGTCAGTTACTAACGGTTGTGTAACGCCAGGTATTGCTACCATATTATATTGCAGTCGCTCTGGGTCTGAAGCCATATTGACAGCAGCCCGCAAAGAAAATAGAACTGAACTATTTTGTTCCGTCTTGTCATCCATCAAGGCGTTGCGAAAGGGGTTCTTTTCAACAATATTTAAACCATCCGCTCCACCAAACAGAGTGGTAGTAAAGCGGTCAAGCCCAGCATCTATAGAAGCTGTGTATGAACCACTCTTTGCCGAAAGACTCAAACCAGCCTGGCGAGAGCCTGAAACGTAATAATAACGCTGACCATCAGCAGAGCCTGAGATGTCATCCAAGCTAAATACCCATGCTGAGTTGAGTGGTGAGTCTTGGTAGGCTCCCAATTGAGCGCCGCCTGAAATAGGACTAGCTACATCAAGAGTTGTGGCGGTAATGTTGGACTGTTGTCCTCGGCATGGAGGACGAATCATATCTATTACCGCAGGACTAAAGACATCATTAGCGGCTGTCTTACCGGTCCAAGCTCCCCAGAAACAACTCTTAAGGCTGCGAGGGGCTGCCCAGGTACTATTGCCACGCAACGGCACCGAAGGTATAATCACTGAACCACTGAACTGGAGTCTGTGATCGCCAGCCTTTGAAGCCTGCCTGTTGCCACTAAAGTTAAGAACGCCGGCTGAGTCTTGGTTGGTAATGTTCAGCGAGGATCCACCAAGCGTACCAAACGTAGCCATTTTTCCGCCAGTTATTACTGTGGCGGCTTCTGAGTTTGTCTTAGAACCAATAGATCCGCTAACAAAATCGCTGAGGATTGTAGGATTACCAGATCCACTGATCAACGAAACAGAGCGATAAACGGTAGGACCAAAAACGCCGAAAGGCAGAAGATCAGGACTAGTGGCTCCTGATTCCACTTCATCACTTACAACCACTCGCACATAATCTGAATTGTTATCATAAACGCCGTACTCTCGCATTCCCTTATCTGTAGCATTATACTCTTGGAACTTGTCACCAATTACCTTAGAAATATAATTAGCCGAGGCAGGGTTGAGATTTAAGTTATCAAATCTTTCCAAAATATTCATGCGCTTATCTGTATCGCTTAATCCACGAACAAGTACACTAAATGTTCCGTAAGACTGAAAGTCACCCTCAGCATAACTGAGGTTGGATATAGAAATTTTGATCTCTCTTTGTGCCCACGACCCAGGGGCTGTTGCCTCTAGGCGGAACAGTTTACGCATTTGTTGAGGCATAAACTCTGCAAAATTAGAACTGTTATCTTGAGATATAAACCAACCTGTAGTTGCTCGGGTGGCAGCATACCGGCGATCGTTTACCTCCTCAGATGTTGCAAGAGAATTTTGGAGAGGTAAAATAGCCGCATGAAACTTAGTGTTAAGAACTTTTGCGTCATCATCAAAGCGTCCTAAAAGTCCCATACCGGCGTTAGCACTTTTATCAACACCGTCTAGTCCAGATGCACCTCTTTGGCTAAGGACCGTTTCGTATGTCTCTCCTAACCAATAGTTTCCACCCTGGTTAGCGGCTCGGGTCTGAGCCGTAGTGATGGTACTGTTTGTAATCGTGGGGTTAGTGTTAAGAACCTTGCGAATAAATTGTTTACTGCTTTGGTCAAAGTTAAACGAAACAGTGTGCAATTTATTAGGTGCGTCTGAACCGTCTTCACTAATGATCAGTTTGAGGTTACCATTTGCGTCCGACTCAAACATCTCGCAAGCAGATCCTGTAGCCACATCAGTGCCAGGACTACTTGCCAGAACGCCCGAAAGTATTGCACGTCCTGATTTCATGTACAGGATGGCTGCCAAAGCGCCGGTTACTGGAGTTACCCCATTAGCAACACCACCTGGGCAATAAATGGAAGATGAGGGAAACACAAAAATACCAAAAGCACCACCATCGGCAGGAGCAGAACTAATATCTCCACCTTGCCACCCAGCGTATCCGTCTTCAGGTGCGTCCGCAGCCTGTAATCCCCCCACACGGATATATGTCAAGGGAGCATTATTAGCCATATAAGCTTTAGCGGCGAAGGGTCCATAAGTAGGCGCAGTTTTATTTCCATTTCTCCACGCATCACCACCAATTCCACCTGGTAAAGGGTCGCCAAATTTAGCAACAAAATCACCGTATGAATTAACGGTGACAGGTTTCATTAATGGTCCCGATTGGGCACTTCCAATTAGAAGAGGTCCGATCTCTCCTGGGGTTTCTGGTAACTGTGATTGGTCAATTTCGTTGACGAACACGCCAGGCGAAATAAATTTAAACTTTCTTACGTCCTCAGCCATTTTGCTTAATGTCTCCTCGTAATGTTTGAAGCGATACTAAAATAAAGCTCACAAAGGTAGATTTTCACTACTAATAAATAGTAGGCGAATAGGTGAAAGTCCTTCGGTATTTATTTTAACACTAAGGACGATATTTTGTCTTATCTCCAACATGATAAGGTACTTCATCCCCAACCACTACTCGTTCACGTTGAATTTGTATTTTGGCAGCACTTTCCCGAACGACAATATTAGGATATTCTTGATTTTCCCCTTTGCCAATTAGATAACCCAAAACCATAATAGATATTTCAGAGGTAAACTTTCTTTCGTCAACATCTAATCCTGTCGGATTATTTTCTATAGAGAAATCAGGAGACAAAAAAGCCTCATAAGTGTTTCCCTCGTGAGAAATATTAAAGACACCCGGAGTAGAAGAAAAGTTTTGGAATGTTTGTAATATCTCATTCATCTGTTGTTGATAATCTGTTATAGCAGTTATTTTATAATTTATCTCTACAAAACTAGGCATCGGAATACTTAAGGTTTGGTAAACTATTTCATTGTTGTTGCCAGGAAAAGTTTGGTAGTTTTTATCTTTTTTTGTTGCGGAACTTCTAATGCTGTTAGCATTGGCAAAATTCTTAGTTTTATTTTGATTAACAGTTCTCGCAATATCTAGAGTTCCTCCTTCTAGTGCCCTAAAATAAGGGAAGATCCCAACACCATAGCGACCACGATTTTGCGGGTTACGAGTCATTCCCTCTTTTGATATAGACATCAAGGGATAATTCAAGGTACGAGTATTTGGACGCAATGTATTTTGATTTTTTACTTGATAGGCTCTTTCAGGAATAGAAAATATAACAGGTACTTTAACAAAGCCAGAGTTTGTGGTGCATGATATATTTAAAGTATCATTTAAAAAATTATAAAGGGCATAGTCAATTGTTTCATGGGATGACCCTGCTAGCGAATATAACGTATTTAATTGAACATTAGGTAGCGTCTGAGTAGGCATTAACTAATCCTCCTGTTAGTGGTGCCAATTTTATCTCCGGCATCAAAAAGTCCCCGGCGAGCCTCTTTACAAACAGCGGTTACTTCTAGCGAGGTACCGTCAGCAAAATCACTATCCTGTCCAAAAAGATAACGAGGTTCAAATACATCTACTATTTCAAAGTACATTTGATCATATTGAATAAAGTCTCCAAGCCTAACAAAAAGATTTTGATCCTGTGTTAAGCGGCGCTTATGGAAATGAACGGTAACATTGTAACGATTATCTGACCCAAACTGAGTTTGGGTCCTGTCAGAACCATTAAACTCAACTAACGAGTACACACGAATAGGTGGCAAGAAAGATTTCTCAATAGCCTCGCCGTACAAAGGATGATAATTTGTGCGCTCCATGTCAATAGGAAAATATAATAACTGCTGCCCAATTATTCGCTCTATAACTTCGTCATTTATTTGCTTGACAAAGTTACGTTCTGCCTGCCCTACAAAAAGAGGAGGAGGCGGTGATGCAGGTTGGGTCCATCTGTTTGAACTACTCATTTTCTATCCCACATAAATTCCGGTTGGAATCTTGTTTACGACGTCACTGAGGCTGTTCTGAAGAGCAGCATCACCCTCTGCCAAGGCGCTGTACACCATTTCGTCTAGAACGGTTTTTAACTCTTCTCTTAGAGAATTTTGTTCATCTTTTGCTTCACTTATAAGGGCTGGACCATTTAAAGTTACATCGTTTCCAGGAATGGGTATTGTTCCAAGCTTTGACCTTACTTGTCCCAGGGTTTCCTTGGCTAGAGCCAAAGCAAAACGCCGAATCCACTGCTTTCCAATACTGTTTATATGCTTATATGGGACATTCGGAAAAGGAAGAGTGTTCATGTTATTGACACCATCAGCCCCGTACTTTCTATCAGCCTCTTCGTGGAACGCATCCTGGCTAACTCGGAAATCAACCCAGAACTTTTCTGGTTCTGTTCCGTTGGGAATTGGAAAAATTCTTAATTTATTATCATTAATCCTAAATGAATAGTGTGAAGCTCTAACATTCATATCTTCTTCAAACTGATAGGCTTGCAAAACATTTTGCCATGCTGGGACAAGCTCAAAGGTGCTATCATCCGCATACATTCCGTAAGTAGATAAATTTCCTACTGTACCCACTGGGTAACCGCCAAAAAATCTCCACATAGTTTGTGGGGTTTTGAAATACACTCTCTGAATTGTTACGGCACTTTTGCCGACAGAACCTGTGAATGGAGCACCGGCTGCGCTGCCGTCTATGGATGCGCTATAAATTAATTTTTGAAGGTCATAATCTTGCTGATCCTTAACAGCTTCAAAAGAGGCCGAATAAATTTCTTGTGACGCACCTATACCAGCGTGAACTGAAACACCACGCCCTAAATGAGTAGCGTACCCTAATTGGAATCTTGGAAACTTTAGATTGGGTTTTACGTCCAAGCCTGGTTCGTAGGCATTCAGTTCTCCATCTTGATCAAAGGATCCTGTATTGTTACCTAGCATATCAGACAACACATTTTTTGCCTGATGGGTGTTTATCATGTAAGAGTATTCCAGGCACGCCTCTTCATAGGCGTTATATACATTTCTTGGGGTTAACTCAATATCTAATATGTTGCCCCCCAATTTATTATAGGTATAAGCAACTTGATCTACTGCACCGCTAACAAATGCGGGGGTAGAATAAATCCCATAAGCCAGTTGATCTGCCACGTCCGTCAGAGTTCCAGTGGCGGGTAAAACAACTGCACTTACTGTACTTGCTGGTTGTAAATTAGTAGGCATATATGTGCGACTCCGTATAGTGCTTATTTATAATTAGTTTTTGCCCTGGGTAAAACATAATATAAACTAAAAAAGAAAACCCCGCCACTAGGACGGGGTTCTCTCGGTTGTATTCACAACTTTTTTAGTTGTTACGCACTAGCTTGGTTAACCAAGTCCATGCAGACAACAAGACCATACAGGTCAGGACGCACCATCTTCTTGGCATAGCGAGTCATGACACCCTTGCGGGGCACGAAATCTTCTGTACCAAAAATGGTCGGCGTGACTTGCAGCGGAACATACGGAGCATACACATAGCCACTTTCAAGGAAGCTATTGCCCTTGCGTCCAACGAGGATAAGTGCTCGTGGGAAGTAAGGATCAACATGAATGTCCATCTTGCGGCTAATAGAACCAACGTTCTTTACGCCCCAAGCGCCCTTTTCATCATCAACGCCAACGTTTGCACGGAAGCCGCTGGTGAATTCAAGGATGTTAGCTACTTCTGGGGAGCAAACTACAAAGTTTGCGCCGCCACGAAGCGTCTTACGGTGAATACGAGCGCTTACTTCGTTGATTGTCTCAAGAAGTGTTTCATACCACTCGCTAACGGTTCCAGTAAACGATGGGAACAGCGAGGTGCTAATAACAGCACCGGTCTCACGGTCAACCCACTTACCTGGGAGGCGACTCCAGTAGAGCTTCTCCTTGGAACCCTCAATAAGATCACTAAGGATTTCTTGATCAATTTCCAGAGCAATTTGCTCCGAAAGAATGCTTGTAAGCTCAACTTCAGCGTCAAGGTTGTGATATGCATTCAAGTCCTGAGCAAGCTCGGGGCTCCACTTAGCCTTAAGCTTCTTGGTCACCGCAGTAACAGCACTGCTGTCTACCTTGATGTCAATTTCAGGAATGTTGGGGTTAGCTTCCAAGCCCCAGCCGGGAACACCGTTCTGAAGATCCGACGATGTACCAACGATGGAACCAAGAGCGCCGCCGTTTGTGAAATCATCTTCAGCAGGGTAAAAGATCTTAGTACCCGAGGCAATAAGCTGTGCTTTAAGAACATCAGCACTAAGACTAGCATCTGTAGAAACAATCGCCATACGGATAAAGTCTGCGGATGAACCAGAGAAGTGTGCTGTAACAGCCGACTGATAGCTACTGGATGCTGGCAAGTTGGACGCACCGGTGTCGCCTACAAATCCGCCCATACCATCACTACCGGAAACCACGATGTCCAGGGGGCTACTTCCTGTTGCAAAACCTGAGAGAAAGTCCCTGGCCAGGTCAGCCACGACGAAGGTGGATGTACCACTCACCAAATTGGCATCACGGGACAAAGTTGCCCAGAATTCGCCACCGGGGCTAGCGGCGGCACCATTATAAAAGGTTCCGCTACCCTGAACCCGAAATGTTGCGGATGCTACTCCAGGCGTATCTGCGGGGGTGACGGTCACAGAACCTGTCGGGCTGCTGTACCCAGTGTTAAGATTGTAAAAACCCTTTTGCCCCTCGTCGTTGGCAAGATCAATACCATCAATAATTTGGGCACCGACTTTTCCGCCACCATAGAGCGACTTGCCGGCTTCGTTGCGAAGACGTGTAGCAAGTCCTGTTCCGTTACCATCCATAGCAGCCGAATCGCTGTATGTAAAGTCAAGGAAGAAAATGAGACCGCTGGGCAGGCTCATGGGTTGGACCGAAACAAGGTCCTGTGCCAAAAGGTTGCCGAAAACACGGCGCACAATTGGGAATGCAACCGAAGCAAAGCCTTCCACATCGCCTGCGGCCATGGTGGATTGTTCCTTAAGAAGTTGAGCAGCTTGGTTTTCCAGAAGACGAGCCATATTACTAGCACGATGATCGTCAAGACCTTCTAGAAGACCAGTCCGTTGCCACTTCTCCAGAAGAGCTTCGCCTTCGTGAGCGAGGGAACGTTCTCTGATGCCCTCTGTAAGTGTATTAATGACTGACATTTTTTATTATCTCCTTATTTTTTTGTCATGCCTGCGAGAGTGGCCCACCGATTATATGTTGGAGACGCTTCAGTAGATTTGTCCTCACGGCGGTTGCCGCTAAGAACAACGGAAGATCGTCTTGTAATAACTTCGGAAAGTGATTGTGCTGGGTTAGATTTAACGTTAGCCACTGCCCTTTGAAGTGTTTCAAAAATCGTCTTCGCCTCGTCCACCGAACGTGCGTTTCCGACCATATCAACAATTTTATTCTTTTGTTGCTCATTCAGGGAGGTGTCAGAGAGAACACGGTTCGCATATAATAATCTTGCGTTATGCAAGTTTATTTCTTGTAACTTGTTTTTAACTTCATTTAAAATCTTTTTTAGGTTTTTGTTTTCACGCATCAGGTTTTCATTTTTTGCCATGGTGCGTTCATATTCTTCAATATCGTCTTCGTCCATGCCATCAGTGCGTATAGTCTCTACTTTTTCGTCTTCCTCTTTTTCATCTTGAGAAAGAGCAGCTTCAGATTGCTGCACGATCATTTCCGGAACATCTACGACAAGCATTTCCTTGAACATATTAACAAGGTCATCTTCACTTAGGTCTAGTTCATCATCGTTACGGTTAGCTGGGGATTCTTCGTCATCTAGGTCAATCCCAACTTCGTCGGCAATCTCTTCACGGTCTAAAGTAAATTCTTCTTCATCCTCGTCTTCGGTGTCAGCGGCGGCAATGATATCATCTAAATCAACTACCACTACTTCTTCTTCTTCACCTGGCATATGAGCCATAGGAACGTCCTCAAGAGCACTATTTTCTACTTCTGGAGTCTGAGGTTGGGGCACCTCTTCTTGTTCTAGAATTTGGGTAACAGCACTTTTTACCTCCGCTGCATATTTTTCAATGACTGCGGATTCGGCACTTTTAATCGCTGCCTCTTTAAGATTTTTTGCGTCTACTATTGCTTGTTCCAGCATTGTACTCATTTAGAAATTCCTCTCAACGAAGACGTAAAAACGATATTACATCATTGTAAATAGTATCCGGGCGTTGTAAAGAGCAGATATTTATAATATCTTACTATGGAGTTGTACCGTCAGCAGGATTAAGAGCATTGATCCCCGACCCCGAAAGGATTGGCATATTAGCGGTAGAGATTCCTGTCAACGAAGCATAAACTTCAAATACGGCGGTCGCACCAGCGGCCTGAATAAAAATTTCTTTTACTTTAGCATCTAGGGTTATCTCGCTCATTTTCCCTACCTGTGCAGTGGTATTAGCTGGGGAAAACAACTCCACAAAATGGCGTCCGTTGATAGTATCTGCGTCACCAGTCGCCTTGCCCGACGACAACAACACTCGCACATTAGCAGCAGCCTGGGTAGAGGTGTTCCTTATTGTAATTGACTTAGTTACAGCGGGAAAAGAAATTCTTTGTTCATTAGCCACCCCAGCAGCCAAAGCGGCGGATCCTGTAATATAGGGAATACCAGAGACCTGATAAGATCCCACATCAGCTATACCTGGGGACTGATTAAAATATCCTCTAAAATAATTTGTGTTGTCCGACGATTCAGCCATTACTTTCTCCTTCGCTTACTCTTTAAATATCCTCTAGGATCAGAAAGCGCATTTCTTTGTGCATTAACTTTATTAATTAACCTTTTTTTGTTGCGTTTTTTCTCTGTTTTAACCACTGTAGGTTTTTTGAAATAGCGTCGTTCACGACACTCATCCAAAATTCCTTCTCGTTTTACTTTTTTGATAAATTTTCGCACCATCTTTTCAGCGTCCCCATGACACTCGTCATGGTGTACTGTTACAAGCGGCTCAGTCATTTTTTTATTTTTTGTGTTTCTGTAATTTTTCATGTTTTTACTTTCTTAAATTATCGCTAACCTTACCCCAGTTTCCAAACCCAGGAATATTACTAATATCAACTCCTGAGTCTCCTGGGGAGACCCCTGCCAAGGCACCGTGTCCTGACTCTATGATTGGTTTCGTCCCTTCAAATAGATGGGGTTCACTAAATTTTTGTTTAACTTGTTCGTAGTTATTTTGAGAGGATCCTATTTCCTGTAAAACCCTATCCCGAGCTTCAGTCCGGCGCTGAACTTGTGGCTGACTTTGCTCACTCACTAGAGGGGACACGCTTAAGCCCGTGGCTACTTCTGTGATAATTCCTGAAAGGACTCCCTCCTCAAAGATTACTTCTTTAACACATTCTTTAATAATATTTTTGAGTTCCGATTTTTTCATCTCTTTCCTTTCTTAGGTTCCAATCTTTATCCATGTATTATAGTGCGAAGTGGATATCCAACGCAGCCTTAAACTCGGAAGACTGCCCATAAGACTTGTGCCGTTTGGGTAAACATTACCACCGAGCATAATACCTACATT